TCTTTAGATTCTTCTAATTCAGCCTCCTGACTTTCGAGAGAGGTTTCTCCAGTGTCAGTTTCTGTTTCTAATTCCTCTTGTTTTATTTCATCTTCCATAGTTTTTTTGTCTTCCTAGTCCTTGTCGGACTCAATGGTGAACTGGGGAAGTTCCAGTACACCATTGAATCTAACAAGGAATTATCTTATAAATTTTTACAACGCTTTATAAATTGTTCTAATATATTCAAATTATACAACATTGCTCTACCAAACACCGAATTTCCTTCTACTGCACTTTTCTCAAACATTCTATCATTTGATAAAAATCTGACTTCATTTGTCATTACTTGCCAAAGAAAAGATTTTTCAAATGAATTAGCATCATCTTTTAATTGAAAAACCTCCTCATTCGTTAGTCTTCTACCTTTTAAATAAGTACCTTGATTTGTAAAAGTAATTATTTCATCAGCATTAATAGCTACCAAAAGATTTTTAACTAAATATTGAATTAATTTTAGTTTGAGATAGTTCATTATTCTTTAAGACCCATTATGTTTTTCTTACCTTTGTCTTTCATTTCTTTACTTTTTTTAACAGCTTCAGTGTGTTCAGATATAGTCCTTATAAGACCACCTAGAATTTCATAAAGGGCTGGCAGAGCAATATCGCTTTTTAGGTCTACTTCTTGAATTTCAAGTTGTCTTTGATAATGTTCTATTCTCATCAATTCTTCTTGTTTTATGGCAGCTCTATTGCCATTAATTAAATCAAGAATATCTTTTGCTCGTCTGTATTTAGCACCGTTTACAAATACAGCTTCATTCTTTTCATCTATTACTGGCTGTGATTTTCTTAGTTCTTCACGCCTTTCTTTGTCAATGTTCTCTTCTTTTTTCTTTAAAAATGTTTTCATAATCTTCCAATTATCTTCCTAATAATAACTAAACTGGCATATAGCCATGTCCTTCACTAAACGTTCCTCCTAAAGCCGTATAAGCTTCTTTAACAGACTTATATTCTTTAGAATCAACCATTTTAACTGCTCTCTTATACTTATCAGCAGTAGCATAAAATAGTTTTGAAACCTTTTTAGCACTTCCTAGTCTTTTTGTTACTTTCTTTGCCATTTTATTTGTTAAATATTAATATTCTCCATCGCACTCGACTTCATTATGCGACTTGGTAGGTCATTACCTCCCTGATCCTCTTGTTGAGGAATCAAAGCATTAGCCACTTTTTGAATATTTGGCAAATATTTTGATGCCTCACCTTTTATTAGAGGTTCAAACAGAAAATCTCTTGTAATTTTAAGCTGTGATTCTGGGTCTTGCTGTACCAAAGGGTTTGCTATCGCTCGGTCATATGTTTCAAGTTTAAATGCTCTCTCAAATGCGTCGTTTCTTTGTAAAACTCTATCTGCATCAATAGTTATTAAGTAGTCCATCATAGCAAAAGCGTACGGGTTGACTTCGTATATTTCTTCTTCATCACTAGCATTATCAAGCATTTTATATTCTTCCATTTCTCTTTCAGCTTTTGACATAACTTTACCGGCAAATCTATCAGTAAAAACTATTTTTGATGTTTTATTCTTACCACCTTGTATTTTACCGTCTACAAGAAAAGTCTTATAACTCATTTCACCTGTTATTTCTTTTATTTCACCAATAGATTGATACCGAATAATGTCATCTACTACAAGTGAGCCAATTTCCTTGACCATAAAACCTATCATTTTACTAGCAATACCGAGATTGGTTTGAGCATTTTGTTGCAATAGTATTGATTCTCTAGCTGTCTTCTCTACTTGACCGCCTTGTCCTTGTAATTGTGAATCTTGTGATGATTCTGTAACAGACCTTTCGGCTTCTCTTAATGCACCCAAAGCTGCACTAGGGTTTGATATGTTTATAGGTTGTATCTTTGCATCTCTGCCTATTTCTGTGTTAGTAGCAGGAGCCATAACACTTCTATCAATTATTCCAGCCCCCATAGTTATTGTAGGAGGAAATGTAGATAAGAATGATGAATCAAAATACATTTGCCATTCTCTATCAACAGCCTCTTGGTCGTTAGACATTTTAGCTACCAAAGACTTGTAGTAAAAGAATTTCATTTCATCAATAGGTTCATAGCCAAATTTAACAAGATTATACTTAGGCTTATTATTATTAGTTCTGTGAGCAATAGGGTTGTAGTCTATGTTATCACTACCAAAATATACACCACCAACAAATTTTATCTCTTGGTCTTTTCGTCTATTCTTATATACTATTTTTTCAACAAGACCGTCGTTAGGGTCTTCTATATCATAAAAATTACCGTCTTCATGTAAAATAACTTTCTTACCAGCTTGTACATATCTAAATTGCTCGAATTGTCCACATTCTGCTTCTGCTGTGCCATAAGATATAAGGTCTTTTTCCATTATCCAGTCTTGCTTTTGTAGTTCAAATTGATATGGATTTTCTATCATCACATCATCAGCACCTCGGAGAGAGTGTTGAAAGCCTGTGAATATGTCATCAATTACTTTCTTTAGTTTGTCTCCTTCCCATATATCTTGCCATGACATAGTGTAATCAACTTGAAAGAATGTTACAGGGTTTACTAGACCAGATATAACAGCAAATAGGAATGTAGTCTCGTAGTTAGAGCGTTTAATGTTGTATTCTATCAAATCACGCATTACATTAGCCACCTCTCTATCTTGTTCATCAAATTGATTTTGAGCAAATACATGAGGGATTATAAGTTGTGCAGTTAAGTGTGCTGCTGTAGATATAACTTTATTCCTTGTTATTGGTCTTATACCATTCCATCTCCAATCATCATCTCCTTCATAAGGTTCTGGTGTCCATGATAACCATGCTCTTTGGTCTTCATTAGTTCTTTCTATTACAGAACGATTATTAAATTCTTTGTATGAAGTAGTTAAATTAGTTTCTCCGTCTTGGTATTTTTGTTTAATGGCAAAAGTAAGTTCACGAATGCTATCGCTTGGTTGATAAGCAGACAAAGGAGAAATGATATTATTTTTTTCTATTAGAATATCGCCTAACACTTTTTTAAATTAATAACGATACTTCCTTTCGTTACATATATTATAACATAAAATAATTTGTAAAGCACAAATGTCAATTATTTTCTTTTAATCCATATTGGTCGTGTCTGTATTATTCTTTCATCTCTAGGTAATTCTGGTCTAAGTATTCCGTTTGATTTCCTTGATATCCAATCAGGGCGAGTTCGAATAGCATACTCTTGTTCTTTTACGGATGATTCCATCATCAGTGCATAACGTAACGCATCCATTAAATGATCATTCTCTTTTTTAGGTATTTCATCAAATCTAGGACTCAATTTAGGCTCATCATAAGAATATGTTTCTAATTCCCATACTGTATTAATACAAGATTCATGAACATACAATCTACCTTGTTTGAATAATTCTCTAACAACATTAACTCCATTTCGTATAGAATCTCTACCTTTATTAACTTCTCTAACATTAACTCCACGTCTATTTAATTCTTCGATACCGCCAGCACTTTCTGGGTCTGGGTAACACTCATTCCATTGTAATGCAGAAACATAATCGGCTATTTGAGCATCTGTTTTGCCAGTCTTATACCATTCATCAGATATATAATATGTACCATTGCCTGATTTTTTTAGTGTAATGACACCTGCATAATGTACGAAACCAAAGTCAACACCACCAAATGTTTTAATTATATTATAATCATCATTATTAAATTCTCCTTTTATTATGTGTCTTTCTCTATTAAATTCTTTATACACAACACCTTCTGTTTTTCTAAAATCGGCTAAATACTCTTGTGCAAATCTATCTTCTGTTATTTCTTTTTTAGATTTGTCTATTTCTTCAGTTGGCACAAATGGATTGTCATAAGTAGTAAAGTGGAATGATTCATAGTCTGTATCTTGTATATGCAAGTTATATAAATCGTAAAAATGATTAAATCCTTTTGGTGTTGATATGAATAAACCGCAACCTTTCCTATCTGTGAGAGTAGGTCTTAATACTTCTTGCCAGTTCATCCAAAAGTTACGATATGATGATATTTCGTCTAATACTAGAAAATCAAACATTTGACCTCTTAATGTATCCACACTTTCCCACCCTCTTAATGATATTTGAGATGTACCACCAAACTTATTTTTAACTTTTATCTCTAGTCTACTTTCATTTGGTTGTCCTTCCATAACAGGTAGACATATCTTCTTTAATTCATTCCATGCTATATCCCTAGCTTGTTGATAAGTAGGTGCAATATAAGCTACTCTCCCATCTTCTTTAGCTACAGCAAAAGCAAACATTTCCCAACAAGACAATAAAGTCTTTCCAAATCGTCTACCACAATTAACGACTCTAAATCTTGCTTTGCTTTTAGCTATCTTGCTTTGTGCTTCGTGTAATATCATTACATTTTGAAAGTTGTCTTTTATGATGTTCGTTGGTTTTCTTCATTTATTGAATGTTTGTCTAATAGTTCTTGTGGCATAAATACTATTTTATCTCCTCCACTTGTTATATCTAGTTTCTTTTGTATCCTTTGTTTTAATTCGTTATATTCCTTAATAGCACCAAGTTTAGTCTTTAAATCTGCATGTTGATTTATCAAGAATAAATGTTGCTTATCTACATTCTCATCAGTAAATCCACCAGTCTCTAGTAGTTCATTTATCCTACTAATAATCTTAACGTTGCTTAACATACGAGAGGCACTAGCCATTGCCACTTGGTAGCTCATTGGCTTTTTATTTTTCAATAGATATTCTGCTCCATATACCTGTAAATAGCATTGTGTACCATTACCAAATAGTTCTCTTTCACTATTAACATATAATTGACAAAATTGTTCTTGTTGCAGATTTAATCCTTTTTCTGTTTTTGATGCTGTCTCTTTAGACATTGAGTATTATGGTCTAGCTCCGTATTCCATAGAAGCTTTTACATTCTTATTATTTTCTTTTAAAAAGTTACCTATTTTCTTAAGTCCTTTTATTGGCTTTTCTATATATATTTCTTTTGCTACTTTGAAAGGTGACTCTTTTTTATATTTGTCCCTCATCATTTTTTTAGCTGCTGCACTATATGGCATATTATTTGTGTTTATTATAATTTCTAATCTTATTCTCTATTATACCATAATCTAATCCGAAACCATAAGTTTTTCCTGACATTTCCATTGCTATTTGCGTTAAAAAGTATTTTGCTTGTTTATTATTCATTTTAGATTTAGCAAATTGATATTGTGCGGAGTAAGCCATAAGTTCTTGCTCTAATCTAAAATCTTTATCTTCTATATATTTATCCCACCATTCTTCTACTCCAATTTTAAGCTGTTCTTGTTGATGTATTAATTCGTGTACGTTCAAATGATGTGGTATAAGTAGTCCTGATGGATTAAATAAAGTCATACCATAAGCAAAACAGATACCTTTTTCAAGGATATCTTTTTCTGTAAGGTTGAAAACCTTTTTTATTTGTTCTATATTAGGCGGATATTGTTTTAATACTTCAAATTTCATCCTTGTATTTGTAAATCTGACTCTGATAATCCTTTAGGTAATGGTTCGTCTGTGTATTTGTAAGCCTTCAAAGTAGCTTGGAGTAGAAATTCTTTTACTTCTTCCCATGTTTTATCACTTGGGATTTCTGTTTCAGTCTGCCTTGTTTGGCGACCTTCTGTCCATTGTAGGATTATTTTCATTATTTTTGAATTAGTTTATATTACTTCCTCTACCTAAATCTCTATTGCTCTCATCTCTCCAATCATCAGTACTTTCAAGAGCAGACATGTGTTTAGATAATGCTTTCTCTAGAAAGTCTCCGTAAGTAAGTTTTTGATCTGCTATTGCACCATCAGAAGTTATCAACATACCAGCACCAGAACAAGCATTTTCAAGAGCTAGACGAATAACTTTAGTAGGGTCAACTACTGTTTTTGGTATATCTAATACTACACCAGCGTTTTTCTGTATTCTTTCAAATGGAGCTTTTAATGCTGTATACAGAATAGAGTCTTTTCCTAATATCTTTGCTATTTCTGCCAGTGTTTGACCTCCACCTTTAACATATCCTTCTTGTTGAGCCACTTTAGCTGCTGATACAGCATCTTTAAGTTTTTCTTTAAGATATGCTCTTTCACTTTCAGTTTGAGCACCTACACGAATGATACCAACACCAGAAGCCAAAGAAGCCACTCGTCTTTTTAGTTTTTCTTGAAACATTACATCTTTCTCAAGTTCTATTTGTTTCTTTAAAACTTCTATTCTGTCTTTTACATCTCCTTTACCACCTATTAGATTCACTTCATCTTCAGTAACAGATATTTTTTTGGCAAATCCCAGAGATTCAGTTCTAACACTTTGCATTTGTATACCTAAATTTTTATCTATGAAAGTAGCACCTACAAAAGTTGACACGTCTTCTAATTCTGATGAAGTTAGGGAGGGAGCTTTAATTGCTAGTATTTCAAACAAAGGATTGTTAGATGTAATCTTACCTTCTTTTTGCATTCTTGAGGCTACACATTCTCTTGCAAGCATCTCTATAACTCTTTTTGAATATCCTGATTCTCCTTCTGAATAACCAGATATAATTATAACTTTTCTTATATTGTTTTTAATCAAATCTTCTAACAAAGGTTTTATTTCGTTTTCATGTTCTATTTTATGATTTGTCACCAAGATATGTGATTCTTCCCAAATCGCTTCTTTACCATTGGAGGTATTAGCTAAATATGGCGATGCCATTTTTCCTAAAAACCTCATACCTGTTGTCATTTCTGTTGTTATTCCATACTTTGTAGCCCAGTTATCTTCCACTGATACATAACCATCTATACCTATTTCTCTAAGTAATTTACCAAGAGTTTGTCCATATTCGAGATTTTCAAGAGAAGTAGATATAATATTATCTAAATCTTTATCTTTGAGTTCTTTTGAAAATTTTGTTTTTAGTATCTCAACCGCTTTGTCTTTTTCTGATTGAATATCTCTCCACATTTGCATCGGATTTGATTTTGAACTTCCTAGAAAAGTAGGTTCATTACCTTCTTTAATCATTTTACCTAGACAATGTCTTGCAATTTCAGATGCAATAACTACTGAGCCAGTAGTACCATCACCAGCTTGTTCTGCTGTTCTTTGAGATACTTCAATAATAGTTTGGGCTGCTAAATCTTCAATAGGATCATCTAATACAATTCTACGAGCTATCTCCATACCGTCATTTATAACCCAAGGAGATTTATATTTCATTGGCAATAAACGGTTTCGCCCACTCGGACCAAGTGTGTCTCCAACCATTTTATCTACAACTTCAATGCCTTTTAAAAACTTTTTTTGAGCCTCAACACCATTAACAATTATTTTCTTCCACATATTTCTTCCTTAATTAAATTCTAATACCTATATTATACTACACTTTTATTTGTAAAGCCAAATTGTAGTTCATGTTATTTTGTCTTAACCACTAACTCCACACACTTATATCCCTTCTCCTTCAACTTATGTGTACATACCATTACTTTACCTGTGATAGTAGTAAATAGGTGTCCGTCTTTGTTTTGTAGGGCGTAGTATTTCATTTATCTAATTTTATTTTAATAATTAAACTGTTTCCCATTGATTCCATGAACCATCACAGTTTCCTTGAATACATTTAAACTTTCTATCAAACCTATTCTCCATACTATCTGAGTCTTCCTCTGATTTTTGTTTTGATTCTTGTCTGTTCATCTTATAACTTATTTACTATAAACTCCGTAGAGCTTATATATCCTAATAACATTGCTTTGTTAAAATCATTTGGGTTTTTTTCAAACTTCTGTGCAATTTTATAAAGTCCTGAAAACCAACCTTTTAATACTATTACTTCATCAGGGCTACAAATATCTGTTTTTTTAATTTTTTTCTTTAGTATATGGTCTTCCTCACATAGTAAAGGGTGATTTTTTATTGAACGTTTATTCATTTGGTTTTTTAGTGTGTTTGGTTTCATATATCTATTTGTTATTACTTTAAGAAATAGCTAATACAACTTCTCCAGCTGTTAAAGGTTTAAGCACAGGTGTTGTACCGAGGTATTCTTCAGTCATTTCTAAGAATGACATTTGACTTTCCATATCTTCATATAATACATCTCCCTTTTCTCGTTCTTCCCATTTTTTAGGAAAGACACTGTCTATATCACGATAATATATATTTTCTCCTTTGAATAAGTCTTTTGTTTTTTTCATGGTTATTTTAATTTAAACCCACTAATTTCTTCAAATATTTTACTATCAAAATTAGGGAGTTTTTTTATTAATTCCAAATCTTCTTTTGAGGCTTTTGCCAGTGATTCACTAAATGCTTTTTTGTAATCTAGTTTTTTCATGTAACCACCTGTATATTTTGCAGTACCTATATTTTCTTTTTCTTCATCTGTCATATCTGAAAATTGTACCCATTTATTCACATTAAAAAATAAACAATTCGGTTTTTCTGCTTTTTTCCATTTTTTTGTATCACATTCTTTATTAAACACTAATACTTTATCTGGTGTTATTGTATTAAATGAACCTGTGTTCCTGTCACCTGTGTTCCAATCACCTGTGTTCCTGTTACCTGTGTTGCTGTGACCTGTGTTGCTGTTACCTGTGTTGCTGTGACCTGTGTTCCTGTCACCTGTGTTCCAATCACCTGTGTTGCTGTGACCTGTGTTCCAGTCACCTGTGTTCCAGTCACCTGTGTTCCTGTCACCCGTGTTCCTGTCACCCGTGTTCCTGTCACCCGTGTTCCAGTTACCTGTGTTGCTGTTACCTGTGTTGCTGTCACCTGTGTTGCTGTGACCTGTGTTGCTGTTACCTGTGTTGCTTTGACCTGTGTTGCTGTTACCTGTGTTGCTGTTACCTGTGTTCCTGTCACCCGTGTTCCTGTCACCCGTGTTCCTGTCACCCGTGTTCCTGTCACCCGTGTTCCTGTCACCTGTGTTCCTGTCACCTGTGTTGCTGTGACCTAGATTATCCAATCCATTATTATTACTTGCTTCCTCTGCGTTTAATATACGAGTTATTCTAATATGATTTGTTACAGATTTTTCTTGTCCATCTTCGTCTATAACATCACCTTCACTTTCTATTTCTGCTACTACAATATCATTACCGTATAAATAATATGAATACACATTCCCTAAAGACTTACAAAAATGAAAACCAGAATGGCATAGACTAATTTCTCCTTTATGGTTAAAGTCCTTACCTAATTCATATTGAAAGCCTCGACATTTAAGTCCTTTTTCAAAAGCTTTATAACCATATACTTTAGCCCACCCAGCAGGTAAAATAACATTTTTAGGCTTATCGCCTTTAAATATCTTTTTCATTTCATCTTCTGTAAATCCAGCTATACCACAACCTACTTTTGTAACTAAAAATGTTTTAGTTGGATTTTCTTTTGCATATTCGTATAATTTATTTTTATTAGAATATAGAGATACTTCAGATACTTTCTTCATTTTTTTATCTAATGTAGGAAAAGCATACGATTGTCCCATAATACCTTCTCCTATTCCGTTTATTGCACCGAAACTCTCTTGTGCTTGTTTGGCGGCTCCACCGGCATGATTTCCATTTAGATTAGAGCCGAAAACAAATATTTCATTTTCTTTTAAACTTTCTATTTTTTTTGGTGTTGTCATGTTATTTCAACTTATCTATTAATCCATCTAAAGCCTCCTCTAAAGTGTCGCCTTCTGCTGTTGCTTCTTCTTTATGGATTCCTGACTCTCCTGTTGTCTTGTGAGCGTAGTACTTGTTTTTAAATTCATCTAGCCAGAACTCAAGGTTTGTACCTTTCATTGTTCTTAGTGTGTTTATTTTTTATTGTGTTTTGTTCATGTTATTTAATTAAATGTTTTAATACGTTCATTAAATTATTTAAAGCCTCAACATTTGTCTTACCAGATGTAACGTATTCATTACTTCTAAATATACCTGTGGCTTGTACGTTATTTTTTAGAAGTTTTATGTATATTACTATTTCTAATCCTCTTTCTTTTTCCCACCGCTTGTATACTGCTTCTTTTGCTTTTTGTTTGTTAAATGGCATGTTATTTTAAATATAATAATTATTTATGATTCCATTTTCATATTTATATAATCTTCTATTGTAAGACCACACAATAGGGCTTGCATAGCAGTTGCGTTTGGATTTTTTTCTGCTTCTTCTGGTGGAACACCCTCAATGAATATTCTTCCAGTGGGACAAGTCATTTTAAGAAACCATATTTTATTCTCCTCTAGTTCTTTATTTATTTCTTTATTTTTAATAAGGTATAATTCGTTTTTCCTATCATCTTTATGTATTAATATGGCTCCTTCATTAAGAATTGCTTGATGGTTATATTTTAATGCAACCGTTCTTCTATCAGATATATCTATTGCCATTATTTCTTTAAATGACATTTTTTCAGATACTACTTTCTCCCATAATTCTTTTTCAAAATGTACGCCGTCTAAATAGTATAGTTCATAACCGTCTTTAAATGATACAGCTGGAACTTGGTCTGAATGAAGTCTATCATTTTCTCTTTTTAATACAGGCTTTCTTGAAACTATTGCAATATTAGGTGAATAATATACAGCCCACGCATCTATACACATTTCTATGTAGGCATTTAATTGTTGTGAGTATTTATCTTCAAGCAACAAACCATTATCAAAATAATATTTCTGATAAATATACCAATGTAGCCATGTCGCCTCATTTAATGAAAATCCAAAATACTTTAATTTGTTGTTATAAATGTTGTTATAAATGTTGCTATCAATGTTGCTATCAATGTTGCTACAAATGTTGTTATAAATGTTGTTATAAATGTTGCTATCAATGTTGCTATCAATGTTGCTACAAATGTTGTTATAAATGTTGTTATAAATGTTGTTATAAATGTTGTTATAAATGTTGCTACGAATGTTGTTATAAATGTTGCTACAAATGTTGCTATCAATGTTGTTATAAATGTTGCTACAAATGTTGCTATCAATGTTGCTACAAATGTTGCTCAATTCTAAACCATTGTTTTTAAGAAAATTAATAGCTACTTGAACACCAAACATAGAGTCCATTATCCATACTTCTTTTGGTTGTTCTAAACCAACCATTGTGTATAGTTTTTTTATATTTTTCTTTATTTCATCATCAGTCTGCTCTGTACGAAATATTCTATCTATCCAATATTCTCTATATGGAATAATTGCATCTTTTTGTTTTTTTGTGAGTTGAGTTATCATTTCAGTTTAATTAGTCGCGCACATTTTGTAACTTTTTCAAAAAATAATCATAACTTTGTTTTATAGTTACTTTGTATATACTAGGTTGTATAACATGTGGTGTGTGTACATCTGCACCTGTTTTTTCATGAAATAAGTTACCTAAAGTACCTAGTTTTATATAAGTATCTCCTTCTACTGTGTATATCTCATATGTGTCTTTACTTTCAAGTACATGATGATGTCCAGTTTCACTGTGAGCTACTATATATTTTTTAGTAGTCTCTTTTAATGTTGCATTTTCTGGTAAAGAAGTTATAGGTTTTAATATTACTTCTCCATGTCTTACTATTTGTGGTTTTGTGTTTTTCATATTTTTTAATTAAATTACTTATGTTATAAGTATATAGTATTGCGTTATACTTGTAAATGTAATGTGTGGATAACTATTTTATTTTAACAGGTGTACCAGTTTTCTTTAAAATCCCGTAAACTACACCGTATTCTGTCGGCTCGTTTATATCTATTGAATATGCTTTCTGCATAGCTTCGTCGTATGTGTCACAAGTATAATCTGCATGTTTACTGTCTAAATAATTTACCTTATCCCAAGGTTCTGCCATTACATTATCAAATACAAGATATTTATTTTTATGTTTACATACTAACACTTGATTGTTTGCACTCATTTTATTTTTTTCTTTAATTCTTCGTTTTCTTTTATTAATTCCAGTAGAGTATCAAAATATATTGTACAGAGAGTCTCTGATAAAGGTTGATTGTGTATTTTATAAACTAACACTGGCTCTTTGCTTAAATCTTGTAGCTTCCTAGTCTGTCGCCACCAATCTGGTATTGATAGTGTCTTTTGATTTTTAGCTTCTATGCCTATGTTCTGACCGAGTATCATTAATGAAGTCCATATATCTGCTTTCTCACTATTTGTTGCACCAGAGTTGTAAGATGGTCTAGCTCTGTCGTCTAAACCTTTTTTGATTATCTGCTTACAGATATACTTCTCTAATACTAACCCTTTTTGTTTAGTGTTCACTATTTTAACTTACTTGATAATTTTATATATTGATTATATCCGACTTCGTAACCAAGATTAATTTCTTCCTCCTGTTCCAATTCTTCGCTGTCGCCATAATCAGAACCTCTTAGTGATTTTATTTCTCTTGTGACATCACCCCATGCGTGTCTATAGGAGTCATAAATTCTTCCAAAACTTACCAACTCTGGTAAAGCTATCTTGTAGATAACACCTTCTAACCTATCTTCTAGCCCTAATTCTCTTAAGGTAAGGATAGCCAAATATGTACCTCTAAATCTTCTTTCTCTAAATTGAGTGAAGTCTTCTAGTTTTTTTTGTACTATTCCATATCTATCAATAGTTTTCTTTGCCATGTTAGTAAAGACTATACAATCTGCTTTTAAGCGAGTTTAATAATTCTTTTGTGGCTAGACAATACCTTTTGAGTTCTATCTCTCGTAGTCCTTCCTTTGTTGCTTTCCATTTAATTTTTTTACCTATTGCAGTATTTTCGCCAGAACTTTCAGTGTAGAGAGCTTCTAGTTTCTCAATTTCTGCCAATTCCAGTGTCATTTCTGCAAAGAGTATGGACAAATCATCTCTATACAATTCGAGTTGTTCTTTTGACAATTTTTTTTCACGTACAGATTCAATTAATTCACGTAGTTTCATCACTTTTTGGTTTATGTAGATAAACTCCTTTTGGCATGGTTATTTACCAAAGTTATTGAAAGCGTCATCTATCTTTTCCATAGTGATGTTTCTATCTTCTTCCACTACTCGCATATCTTCTTTTGAAGCAAATGGATCACTACCGCTATAAAGTGTTTCTAGGTTAAGGTTCATAGATTTACATTTATCGACAATACTTTGTGATATAGGCTCTTTAGGGTTTACTGATACTGTGTATTCTGTATCCATACCACTACCTTTACGAGTTACTATAAAGTCATATTCTCTAGGATTACCCCATTTTGGATTTTTAACATAAGACTCCATTGTTGCCATTATTGTCTTTTGAGTTATCTCAAGTATCTGTATTTTGTTTTCGTTTATATTAAATACTGCAAAAGCCCAAAAGTGATTTATACGCCCATCTTTTTTTATATTCGAAGGTACTACATCAAAAGCCTCCCTTTGTCTTACTGGTTTATTGTCTTCTGTGAAGTATTGATACCCAATCACCGCTGATGATAGTACTCTAAATGGATTTTCGCCTTCTATAAACTTCATGTAATTCGAAGCTGTTGGCATTTTGTAATCTTCTGTTGGAAAAAAGTTATTCATTGTTTTTATGTTAATTTTCTAATTTTGATAATATATGTCTCATTATAGCATTTGATGTTTCGGAGTAGTCTTGTTGTAATTCATGCAATAGATGATTTTGTAACCACTGCCACGATTGCTCGTTTAATTCTAGTGTTTTCATATTAGTCATTGTAGCTTCCGCTACCGAAATTACTTATTAATCTGTCTAAATTTATATCCTCTGATATAGACACAAATTGTCTCTCATCAAATCTGTCTCTTGCTTCGTCTTCTGTCATTCCACGCTCTAAACTCATAAAGGCTGTATCGTATTTATTATCTGTTTCCATTATTTTATAGTTGTGATGATTAATAATATTAATACGACCACTACTAGAACTTTATCTCTTTTCTCTGACTCTCTTTGGAGTCTAAATCTGCTTTGATACATAGTTTGTTTTTGCTCTACCCCCACCGCTCATGAAAGAGTGAGGGGAGTGGAACACATGAGCTTTTAATATAACTTAGTTATGGACTAGATAACTTTGTTATGTAAGTAGTATAGCATGTAGCTAGTAAGTTGCAATAGTAAACTGTTGATAACTATTTTTCATCTCTATAATTTAAAAAATGTCCTTCACAAGCATACTCATTCTGAATATCAAACAAATATTGAGCGTGGTCTTCATCAGTAATTACAATTCCATTCTTTTCTATATCATTACATGTATTACAACCACAAGGAGGATTATTTGCGTCTCTAAATACTTTTTTGTTTATTCTTGACTTGAACCAATCTAGTGTCTGTGTAGTTTTCATATTTTATAGTTATCAGTATGTCGGAAATTCCGACGGACTTTCTTTTAAAATTTTAACTTTATATATTTTGTTATTTTAAATGTCATAGTGTTGTTCTTATTTGTTTTTTATTATTTGTAATATTTAAACTTTTAATTTATCTGATAATTGTTTTGAAGCTTCTGATACTTCCGTCTTCATATTCGGCAATAGTACTGGTAATTCTGCATTTTTACCTATCAAATGTTCCTGATTATTTGAAATTAAATAGTTAACTCTATCTCTATAATAATCCACTATGCCATCATAACTAGGACAGTCTCTTTCTATCTGTTTCCAATCGTCGCCATCTTTAGGCTCATAAAAATCATGCCAACCAGTATGTTTATGATAGTGTGGTTCTATAACAATTATATTTGAACCATTTATATATTTATTACCTATCTGTGCAGGTATTTTTTTTCTTTGAGCATAAATAGCTTTTTCTACTTCGTCTTCTTCTATGGATACTTGGTCAGACACATTGTAACCATATCTAACTCTAAAAAATCTTTTTTCTTTATTCATAACATTATTGGTTTATTATTTTTATATTTTTGCCAAGCTGAGGCAAGTTGAGCACCTTTATCTTCGAGTTGAACTGGAGTCGTTATCACTGGCATATACTGAATATTATTTGATTTAGGCAGAGATGATATTATTTTTTGTAATCTATCAATCCCATGAGTTTCAAGAAGGCGAGAAATAGCGGAGCGTTGAGTTTTATTTCCGTACCATTTCTTATAAGCAGAATTTACTTCTTTAAACATATCAATAACTGAAACTATATCAGCCGAGCTTTGCTCGGTATCTTTCCTTTCCTTTCCTTCCCTAACCTCTCCTAACCTATCCTTACCTAACCTAACCTGTGTCGCCATTTCGTCTACCAATGGTATACCAGTTGACAACCTTTTAATTTCTTCCTTGTAAATCTCTAAATATTTACTCGGAGTATACCTATCGTTTCTCAAATAATTGTTTTCTTTCCAGTCTTTTATTACTAATACTTTATCATCAAAAACTGTAATAAAATTTTTTGCTTGTAAAACTTTTAAATCATCTGGTTTACTTTCTGTCATTCTCATAATAGTAAAATGCTCACAAAACCCATCATCATCTGCATTCATTCCTAAATGAAAATACAAATTTTGAGAAGATTGTGGCATCATCAAAAACTGACTAGAATTAGTTATTGTTTTTGAGAACATTCTTCTTTGTGCCATGTTGTTAAAATAAAAAATCTCCGTTCACCGAAGAACAAACATTAAGATTTCTCTTGCAGTTTGCCCCCCTGTGAATGGAGACTAAAAGTAAATAGGGGGCGGTGGTGATTGCTCACATTAATATTCTATAAATTAAAAGACAATAGTGCAAACTATAACCTGTGGACAAGAAATTATATTAAATCTTTTTGTGTGAATGAGCGTAGTCTGTCATGGAGTAAATCAAATGTAGATTTTATTTGTGTGTCTTCCATACAACAATTTTACTACTACACTATGCGTATAGGAAATATATTGTGTGGACAATAATTTACACTATGTTATACTTAAATTGTCTAGTACCTCCTTAATGGGCGTTAAAATTAGACTAACTATATAGCAACAAAAAAGACTCTTCCTTTCGGGAGGGTCTTTTAAGTTACTACTGACTATCCGTTGCTCCTACCAAGTGAATGATGATTGCTTACGAGATAGCTAGTAGTGCGGTTAGTGTTGAAAGAAAACTCAAAAAAATAGTTGTTAGTTGTCTTTCGGGATTATTTTATCATATCTTGATGTGTTGCAATCTGCACAGGTTGTAGATAGTGGGGGATTTAATCCATCGCAGTTGTCACAGATAAAACCACACATTTTTTCGTTGTAGTTTATTTTACTTTCTCCATATCTTTTTTTATTAACTTTTCTTCTATATTCTTTACTTTTTTTAAAATAAATTTCTTTTTTTCTTAATTTGTCGCAAATATTGCAATTCGTTTTAACATCTTTTTCTCTAAAGAAGTCACCAAAGCTTTTTATTATTTTACATTTAGGACATGTTTTAAAACTCATACACACATTTTATCACTACAACATTTAATGTGTGTAAAATATCTGTGGACAATGGGAAAGGGGGGAGGCAAATTGCCCCCCCCTTAGCACTCCCTCTTGTCAGAGCGTCCGCACCGCCTTTCTAGTTGCTGGTTAATACGAGTAGAAGTAGCGTAGCGAAGTGCAGAATGATAAGTCCTGCAATCACTATACTACCCCAAAACACAAAGACTATGAGTGAGTAGAGAAAGTCTCTCATGCGACCTTCTTTATCTGAATGAGCTGTTGCCTCGGTTTCTTGCCGAGGTTAGGACACTGGATACGACTGCAAAAATTCGCAATCTTGCCAAGTGAAGGATACTTCTTCAATCGGCAGAAGTAGAAGAAATCTCTGTCGAGTCTCTTGTACATGACGAGTCCTTTCTAATGTAATTATAACATACACAAAGGAGGCACTGTAGTACCTCCTAGTGAGATGATCACTCTCCTTTCTTTATACAATACACCGAGCGAAACTCGGAGTTGCATGTTGAGGTTTGCGTTCTGGACGCACTACCTTGACTTTGTTCTCCGCTCCGCAGTGAAGACAGGTTTTCTGGTCGGCACGAGTGTATAACCAACAGTTCGTGCAAATACGCTCTGGCAAGTTAATCAATGTCAGCGAGCGAGTCTTCATAAACCCACCTCTTTTCGCATGCGATACAGATTGTGGCGTACATGCCGTTCTGTTCTTCGATGCGGTGATTCTGTTGTGAGTCGCACACGTTGCAGTGTTTGACAGTGTATCCCATAGGAACTCCTGTATATAATTATACGCCTGTTATTTTATATGTAAATAAAAAAGTGGATAACACAAAAAGCCTTTCGGCTCTCTGTGCTTAGCATTATTTAATTAGGATAATCGGTTTTTATCGAATATAACTAATTTAATAATTTGTACCAGTTATTATGGGAGACTAATCCATAGTATCTGGTCTGTAAAATTCTGCCTTTCGGTCTTTGAGATACTGCCACGTGAGAAGTCTTTTACCACACTTGCCTTCTTCGTAGTTACATTCAGAAATAGTTAGACCTTCTTCCTCTACTTTTTCGTTTAGCATGTAGTGAATTGTGCCGTCATAATTTATGATAGTCACGCCACCTATATTCGGAAAAATAGAGTTAGGGATTATTTCTTTAGTGGGTTTTAAGCTTTTTATTTTACTTTTGATGTACAGATAACAGTTGTACTCTATACGCCCAATGGTGGGCAGTTTAGGGGCTAATACAGGGGCTTCTAGGGGCTGTTCTATCATCTGTGCGTGTGCTACTGGGATAGTTAATATTTCATTTATTACTGGTGCTGGGTTTAATGATTGAATTAAAATAGCACCAAGAGAGATGATACGTTCAATAAGCCATTGTGTTAGTTATAAATCCGAGTGACTGTATTATTTTTGTGCAACAAATGCAACAATTTTTCTTATCAAACCAAATGCTGTTTCTGCTACACCATAAAATGTATATCCTAGTGTCACTAGAGTACCTATTTGATCTGCAAGACTTGTTATATCACCACTAATAGCTGTATAGCCAAAATAAACTGCAAGACCTCCAGCCATTTTTATAAATCCTTCCACTGATTTTGAAAGTTCTTGTGGATTTACTGAAGATGATAAAGCTCCAAATTTCTTTTCCATAATGTTTTATTTATATTAAAGGGACTTATTAATTATACTACAATTTCATAAATATATGTCTTCAATTTGCGTTTATCTTCAAACTCACGCCTCCATTCTTCGAGGGTATAATTGCCAGTAAATTTGCCAGCGTTTTTACCAAAAGAATTGTTGCTTGCTATACGTTCGTTAGTTATAAATACACCTACATGTCCGTTCTTACTAGGTGTCCGAGGAGATACTATTATTCTTCCTTTATTTTGCATATCTACTCTTTTAAATCTTTTATCCATAAATAATTTCATGTCTAAATCTTTGGTAGAGGCAAGAATAGGGAAATCTGGGAATACTTTTTTAAGTAAAGTAGATATTACTTCAGCACAGGCTACATCATCAGATATTTCATCTTTTGGTGTGGGGTCTATATCAAGAGCTTCTAAACATACTTTTAAAAATTTATCTTCGTGTGTCATAGGTTTTATTTCTATTGGGATATATTCCATTTCCTCAATCTTGCTTCTTTGAGAAAGTAGCCGAGATAATTCCTCCAACATTCCCCGTAATTTGTTTAATAAGGAGAGCAACATGTGATTGTAATAATTTAATTAATAATTTTTGTAGTTTGTTTACTACACTTTCATCTATCATTTTACCACTTTCTAAAGCTTTTCTAAGCTCATCTGGGGACAAGTCTATGAAGGTAAAAGCACCATTGTATTTTTTAATATAATAGTTTGCTTCCTCTCTTGGTAGTACATGTTTACCTTGTTTACCTGCTTGTAAACCTGCGGAGTTTAATAAAATAAGTCCATCTTTATTCCAACCTATAATAGCTATCATGTGACCAAAACCATCATCAATACCATTAAGGACATAATCGTATATGTTCCAGTGCCAATCTAGTCCCATAACAGCACCTCTTTTTTCGTCTCTGTATTTCCATAAAGTAGCTCTAACATTGTCATAGTGGTCGTATTTACCTGATATTTCTACATAAGCTTTTTTACGTTGTCCGATAGCTATCTGATATAAGTCATTTAAGTTAGGGAAGTTTTTTAAATATCGTACTTTATCTTTATCTTTTATAGTAAAAGGAGCAAATACTTTACCTATTGCACCAACTTTAACATGTCCTTTAAGAGCATATGAAAATGTTTGCCCCCATTCTTCTTCATTTCCTGATAGGCTTTTAGATACTGCAAACGAGTATAAAGGGTCTAGTACAAAACCTTCTTGAATAGAAGATATCGCACAAGTACTGTAAGCGGAACAGTTATGCACGGCACTATTATTTACTATATAAGTTTTATCATCTTCAACTTCAAGATTGTACACTGTTCCATTTGGTCTGAATTGTTTTTTCTCTATTTTATTTATTCTTGCGTAAAAATAGTTTTCATCTTCTCCGTAGTTAACTCCTTTATTTTTATTATAAGACCATTCAAGATAATAGCTCTGTAATCTATCTTTTTTTTCTTTTACTTTATGTAAAAAAGAATGAATATCATTTCTAGCAAGTATTATTTTTATCTGTTCCAAAAGATTTAAAGAAGTCATGCCAATTACTTTTCTTTTTTTACCCTTTGTTCCATCTCCATCAAAAACTCCCCTCACTATATTCATTTGCAATTTTGGTTCAATACACATTAATCGTCTGTTTATTCTTTTATGATTACAAATTTTATTACCTAGTTCATGAAAAATTGAAACCCAATTACTTTTATGAAACGAATTACCACCAGAAATATATACTTTCGTTGTAGTTAGATGTTTATATCTATTTATTGACACTGTTGCACCATATCTTTCCATAACATTTTTTATTCTATTGGCAAAATTGATTTCTTTATAATGTAAAGAAAATGCAACTCGATATTCGTCAATATGACCCTCTGCTAAATACATACCTAATACCCAAAGAAATTCGGGGTCTCTTTCATATGCATTCAAAGTTGTATCCCTTATTATGGTTTTTATTTTTGGTTGAACAACAAAATCTCCGACCCTTAAATCCTCGGCTTTTACTTCCTCTATTTGTTTTTTTGAAATAAATCCTTTTATACCAGTACTGCCATAGTTTTTTATTCTCCTTTTAATAGCAAAAAAAGGATGACTCGGTGTTGTTTCTATAGTTCTAAAGTCACCTTTTATATCAATTTTAACACTATTGCCTTGCCATATTCTTTTTAATTTTTTATTAACTCTTCTAACATTTGAATCTTTTGTTATAACAAATTCTCCTTCTTTTATGTTTTCAATATTTTTGTATGTGAAATCTTCCATCAATACTTTCGTTTTACCATAAAAGCAAAAATCAGTGTCTTCTTGGTCTTGCACCTCTAAATATTCCAGCATGTATTCTTCTGGCAATTCTTCCAGTTTAGGAAGCGTGATGAGAGCACCTAATTTAATATCTCTCTCGTCTTTTTTTTCTTGTCTTAATCCACTTGATATCATTTTGATAATATATTAAATATTAAATACTTTAATCCAGCACCAATAATTGCTATTCCTCCAAATATACCAGCTACCCATGCAATAAATGTTTTTGTACCACGAGCAGTAATCAATATTTGGTGTACATCTTTCATATCGCCTAACATTTTTTCAAGTGAATCAGTTAAATATTGTATAACTTTTTGTTGTTCTTTATTTACTTCTATTTGTGCAGAAAGTCCATCAGTAAGGTCTTTTTGTATTTTATCTATTTTTCCATTAACAACTATTTTTATAGTTGACTCCACTGTATTTTTCACTTCTTGTTTATGTTCAAAAAACAAGTCATTAAAGGTATGTATTAGGCTTTCACGACTTTGGTTCCTCATATCTCTTTCTACATCCATTGCTATTTTTTTTACTTGTTTTGTGTCCATGCCTAGTTTACTTACTCTCAATAATTTCTGGCTCTACAGCCTCGATAACATCTGCTTTTACTTCTTCTTTTACTTCTGGCACTTCTGTTTCAATCACAGCTATTTTTTCTTTTTTCTTATCAATTACTTCTTGCAATTTAGTAATCTCTGCATTCAATTGGTCGATAGGGTTAACATATGAGGCTATAAGCTCATCTCGTCTAATAGTAAGGTCTGACTTTTGTATTTCAAGTTGTTCTATTTCTCTTTTAAAACCAGAAAGGTCAATCAAAGACACTTTAATTTCCTCTGGTACTACATATTCAAGAGTTTTAATTTCTTCTTTGATAAGTCCGCTTTCGTATAGTGTGTATTTTACTTCTTCTGTTTTCATATTATTTGTTTTTTAATTTAATAATTTCTCGTTGTTGATATATAAGCACTAATCCAAATATACCAAATACAATCCATTTCCAATTTTCTTCTGCACTTCTTTTTCCTTGTCCTACATATTGAGGTAATGCTTCTATTTTTGTATCAAGTTCTTGAATAGCCTTTGAGTTAATAGCAATTAAAGCTGGTAAATCTATTGAACGAGCAATACCTTCTTTGTCGTATCCATCTGCAAGATGAGAATCTATTTCTTGTAAAGATTGTGCTCCAAAACCATAGCGAAGTCTGTCTGTATTATCATTGTAGTAAAAAGAGCTTGGTTGTATTTTATTTACCATTTCAAGAGCTGAAAAAGTAAGTTTCTTAAGTGGTGTTTTTTGTTCTTCGTCAGATACAGTACAGGTAAGAGCGGCATTTTCTGTAACTTCTTTGGTTGTTGCATTAATACATACTGAATTTGGTGTTCCTGTAGATCCAGTAAGACCATTTACTGCCATAGTTCCTGTGACTGATAAAGTTTTCCAAGGTGTAGTTGTCCCCACTCCCACATATCCATTTCTATCAACAATCAATAATGTTGCAGTAGAAGAACCAATGATAAGTGGTGTCGCTCCCGCAGCTGCATTGATTGAGAGAGTGCCAAATGCAGTAGTAGTTCCAATACCCAAATTACCAACAGTATCTATTCGTGCTCTTTCTGCACCACTGATTCTAAACACATGTGCCGCTGCATCAAAGTTGGTGTTTGCATAAGCTGCGGTGTTTCTGTTATATGTTTGGAAGGTAACCGCACCAATGGCAGGTATTATTTCAGACGCAGCGGTGCCGCTATTACCACCTACTACAAGTTTTGCAAGAGGATTCGCTGTCCCAATACCAACATTTCCATTATTCAACAAAGTTATTATAGGAGTTGTTGTCGCATATACATCAGTACTTGTGCCTATATACAAGTTTCCACTTCTGTTAGATAGAAGCATGTGTTTTGCATCTGTACTTCCTGCGGAATCTGATATAGCAAAGTCAGGGCGTGTGCCTGCAACTTGAAGTCTCCATGCAGGTGTCGTTGTTCCAATACCCACATTCGCACCTGTGTAAGTGACAAAAGAAGAAAGAGAAAGACCACTGTCTTTGATTAGCTTACCTGTTGTGCCGTCGAATAGGGCGACGTTAGAGTCAACGGATGAAACGGGTCCGACGACATCACCAGAGCCACAAGTGCCTAGTGTATAAGTAAAAGGTGAGTTATTAGATATAATAAGACATTTATTTAAATCTCCTGCTGTTGCAGTACCTATGCCAGTGCCTCCTTGAGTTGCGGTTATGATTCTTGGATTGCTTCCTAAAGTAAAATCTTGACCAAACAAACTTGATATCAAGATTAAACCTATCGCTACAATTTCTTTAATGTTATTTAAAAATTCCATATTATTTTCTTATATAGATTATGTCTGCAACAGTATTATCATCAGGTGTAAATAATAATGTTATTATTTTACCAGATACAGTGAAATGAACACCTAGTTGTTGTTGTTGACCTTGATAATTGAACCAAATTGCTTTTCCATTTGAAGCAATGTTGTGTACTAAGTTTATTGTAGTTGTTGCAGATGATAGGTTTGTACTTTGTGTTTCTACATTACCCATACCACCACTTCTAAACGTAGTATTATTTGTGTTACTAGATGTCTCGTTCGGAGTATTTTTAAGTCCTGTACGATAGTCTAATTTTTTCTGTTCTGGTAATGATTCAATACCTCTTGCTATCTCGTCAAAAGTAGGTATTTTTAATTTTGGCAATAATTCGTTAACAGTTTTTTTATAATCTACTGTAATAGTAGAAAACATATTCTCAATCATTTCTTTTATTTGTCTTTCCGATGGATAATCAAGTCCTTCGATTGGTGTTTTACCGTCTTCACCTTTTTCTGGCGGTGGTATTTGAGATTTTATAATTTCTGTGAGTTCTTCTATTGTAGGTACTTTTCCATCTTCACCTTTTATAGATTCCCCTTTTTCACCTTTAAATAGCTCTGGGTGTTCATAGACATATTCTTTTACACTATTAACAGCTTCTTTTATTAATGGATTTATTTCTTTTTTTACAGCCTTAATTGCTTCATCTCTCTCTTTTACAAATTTATTTATTATTTCTTGAGTCTTTTGTTCAAAAGCTTTCATTACTATTTCATTTGCAACAGATTTTAATTGCTCAAGATAAAGCAGTGTAGCAAATGCAGGGTCTTTTTTTATTTGTAAATATTGGTCTAGTCTTTTCATATATATATTATAACATTTATTCTTCTTCACTAAATATACCAGAAAGGGCATCAACTAAGACTTTTCTCATTGTTGGCTCTGCTTTTTCAAGTGCATTTACAAAAGGTTCTGCCTTTTTACCTTGTTTACCAACCCATGCAGTTACTTGAGCCACTCTCTCTGGCGGAACAATTGTTTGTATCAATCCTCCTACTCTGTCGCCAATACTAGCAGATGTCCTGCTTATTCCTTGTGCCATTTCTCTACCTGCTTCTATTGATAATAAATCCTCTCCACCTGTCATCTTACTAATAACATCTCTAGCTATTTGTTTATTTGCAGTAAATAAATTAGCTACTTTCCTAGATACTTGGTCAATAAGTTCTGGTGTTACAGATTTTCCAGTTATTTGTCCCATTTGATTTTCTAGTTGTTGAATAAACTGCATAGCTGTCTTATATTCATTATTCATTTCTCTAATACCAGGTACTCGTTCAGCTACATAATCGTCTATTGAATTTACAACTTTATATATAATTGCATTTGCTCTCTTTAGACTAGGAGATTCTGCCCTAGCATACCCTTCTATTATTTGACTAAGCCTATTAAGACCAGAAGGTGTTATATCTGTCCAATCAGAAAACTTGTTAACAACTCTACTCATAACCGCTTCTTCTTGTTGATTTAGAGATGAGTTTGAAAAATCAAATCCACTTTTTGTTGAACCAGACACATTAAAATCTTTAAGTCCACCAGTGACATATTTCTTTAGAGACCCCAAAGATAAGTTAAAATTGTTACCATTTGGGTCTTTAATTATGGAAGTACCAGTTTGCGGATTTATCAAAGTCATACCATCTTTTTTAGATACTCTAAAATTAGACAATACTTCTGTATAGTTTTTTTCTATATCATCCAATGTATTTGAATATGTTTGCTTTGCAGATTTTGCAAAATTCTTAGTGAAATCCACTACTGATTTTGCACCACTTCTTAATACTTGGACTGGATCACCTTTTATACCTTGCATAGCTAATTCTGGGTCTTTTAAAACTTGTTCCACAACTTCTGAACCTTTAGAAGTCAATAAACCAGCACCACGTTTAAATATGTTACTTAAATACTTTGCTCCTACCTTAAGAGTTCCAGGTATAGCTTGTGATGCTAGAGAAATACCACCTTGTTGAGCTAGTTTAAACTTACCTTCTTGTGCAGATAAAACACCAATATCAGCAATAGTTCTAGCTAAAACTCGTTGAACAAATGGTAATGATTTTGTTGCAGTACTTACTTTACTTAGAGGAATAGCAAACTCGACAATACGTTCAATTCCTTTACCTATTTTTTGAAGAGTATTTGTTGCTTTTAAGGTTTCTTCAGGTATTCCAATTTCATTTTCAGGTATTCCCATAGCTTTACCTAGTGGTTTGGCAACAACATTACCAATATTCTGTAATGTTTCCAAAGCTCCTTTGCCAGCTCCTTTAAATACATCTACATTAGTAGAAGTTTCTTTTGTAGAAGAATTATCAGAATTAAGAAAATTCATTTTTTCATCGGCTGATTGTGAATCACTAGTTAAAACTGGCTTATCAATACCATATTTTTTTCTTGCTTCTATTATCTGTTCTGGTGTGAGAGCCATATTATTTAGAAGTTAAAACTTGTAAAATATCTTCCCATGAATACCCATCTTCAACCATAGAATTGACCGTTGGTTGTAATTTAGGGTTTTTAGTATACAAGCCTTTTACTTGTTGATTAGCAGGTACTATTGGAGTCACATCGGAATTTATATTATCTGTTTTAAATAGTTCATCATAACCATTTATTCTAAATCTAAAATAAGCATCAGAACCTGTTAAAAAATTTTCTCTAAGAGAAGCTATTTTAGCTGCATTTAGCTCTTTATCTTTTCCAATACTAGGAAATACACTCTCATATGCTTTACCTTCTGATTCTGTAAATGCTGCACCAGAAACAGCCCTTCTAAAGCTAATTATTGACAAAGCAATATCATTTGCCATTCTTGCTAGAGCTGGGTCAGTAATTTTTTTATTAATTGAATCATAATCTGCTTTACCAATTTTCTCAAGACTTTTTTGTGAAATATTAGTAAATATTCCAGTATCAATTCCAGCGTTTTCAAGCTGTTGAAGTCCATTCTCAACTTTGTTAAGAGATTGTAGTCCTTGTTCATATCCGATAATAACTTGTGAGTTTGTTTCTCCAAATGAATTCTTTGCATATTGCATTACAAGATTTTTTGCACCATTTACATCTCCATTCAACAGCTTTGTCCTTATTGCTTCATCTGCTCGCTTTCGTGCATCAACTGTAGCAAATTTCATACCCTCAAGTGCATCATTTATTGCACCTGTAGTATCTTTTCCAATACCAGGGACATCAGTAACACCAACCCCTGAGCCTGTTTGTGTAATAGTTTTAGGTTCTCTTCCAGCCGCACCTTTTAATTTAATGTAATCAAATAAATTATTAACTCCACTTGGTAAAGCTCCTGGTATATTTTTTAGGATAAAATAATCCTTTGCATCCCCAGTTAATTTTTCCTCAAATCCTTTAGAATCTTCCTCTGGCGGTAAAAATCTTTCAAGACTTTCTTTTATTTCTTTAGTAGTTAAAGTTTTTCCAGATGCCTCAAATATTTCTTCAATAGTCGAATAACCACTGTTTATTGCATTAAATACTGCATTGTCAGTTTTAATCTCACGATTTATTTTATTTGACTCTTTTGCTTGTTCTTTTATCAGATAAAGAGCTTTTTCTTCAATATTACCTAACTCTTGTGTTAATTGTGCCGCCAAAGACATAGTATTAGACTCTAGTGCTTGGTTGATATCTGCTACTTTATAATTGTATTCTTGGTCTAATTTTGATATTTCATTTATACCTTCTTGTTCTTTCATTGTAATAAAACTTTCTGCGGACATAGGACTATAACGAGATATACCAGAGCGTTGTAATGCTGTTTCAGTGCCTCTGATACCTCTGTTAAAACTTTCTTGCATCAAAGACTTTCTTTCAGTAAGTTGTCTATTAAGTGAGTTTATTTGTCCTTGTGCGTTAGTTTGTTGAGAAAATATGGATGTATTGAATACATTTTTAACATTTTCTATTTGTTTATCAAGTCTACCGATGTATTCTCTGTTTATTTTTTGTTCTGGCGTTTCGTCTTCGTTAAGTAATTCAGTAGGTATGTCTGATTGTTGATTTTGAGTTTGTTGTGATTGCTTGTTTTGCACTTGTGTTACTCCTTTAATAGCTTTGTTTGCTGTATCTATTTTAGGTTGTATTTTAGTTTCAAAATTAGTACGAGCAGTTGATGTAGCAAGCACAGAAGGCTCACCTCTTTGAAGACTTGCGTAATTTTGGGCTTGTTGAAGTCCTACATCTGATAGGAATTTAGGATTAACTGAAGTATTGGCTCCAGTCATTATCATTCCCGAATTGTCTTTTATTAAATCGTTCATTGTTATCTAATTATTTCTCCATAAGAATATGCGGCTCTATATCGACAATCTCCTGCATCAGCACCATTTAATTGCATTGTCATTCGAAGATTTAAGGGGTTGTTTGTATTTAATGAATAAATTGCTGTGGTAGTAGCTACCCTATCTGCAATACCAACATTAACAGCACCAAAAACATTATTCGTTGAAGATGCTATATCCATATTAACCACTTGTGAAGTTCCACTGATATCTAAAACTGAAAATTTTAATCTCAAAAATGATTCATCTCCTACAAATAAAGTTGAACTAGCAACAACCGTACTTCCGAGATAAAGTTTTACATAATTTGTAGTACAAGAATTAGTTTGAACATTTAATGGTTCGAATACAGATTCAACATTTAATTTTCCGTCTTTTAATAAAGCTGGTTTAAGATTTAATCCCCACATTGTTATTTCTGTATTTCCACTTGTTGTTTGGGTTGTAGTAGTCGCAAATACTTTTTGTATATTAGTAAAATAATCTGATGTTGTAGTAGATACATTAAGTTGTGTTATTGTAGTTGATGCTAAATAAGCATTTCCTGTATTGGTTATTTGCGTCGTAGATGCTTGTTGATTGTAACTTGTTAAGTCCAAAAAGAAATCAGTATCGAAGTAAAATTCAGTTGGAGATTTTATTAATCCTAATATTTTTGTTACTGTTCCTGCCGTTGTTGAAGTTGCACCTGCTGTGTTAGAAAGATAGACAAAATTTCCTGTAGTTCCTCCTATGTTATTAGTATCATAACCCTTTATCATTACTCCATTACTAATAATATTACCATCTGTTCCTGAGCCTTGAGCTACCCCTAATAATACTCTTTGGGTTGTTGAAGCAAAATCAGCATCAGCTTTTCTCCATTCACCCTCAAATCTATTAAAATAAACAATTGTGCCTGTTGCTATTGTTTCTCCAGCATTACCAGCTACTACAATAGAATCATAAGAAACTGCACCACCACTTACTATTCCATCAACATAAGATTTTGTTGCAAAATGTGGACCACTTAAAGGAGTTAATCCAGACCAATAAGCACTAATAGTCTCGTTATTTCTTTTCACAGCATATTCTGCAAACAAACAAGGAGAGTCTGACAAAATAAATACTGATTGAGCAGCATGTCTCAAAGCTAACGTACTAGAAGCCACA